GGTGTTTATGGGCCACCCAAATATAAAGATGTTCAGTTTGCAATTGGCAGTAGTTCGTATGCTGACCTCGGAGCCTACGACTGGTTCGGCCACCGCGTGCCGCTGCAAAATTCTTCCAGTGTCGCTCCCGGCTTCCTACACGGCACGCGCACCGGCGCAATGATTTGGGGCAGCCGCACAGATAACGATAGCAATTATTTGGTTGATCATACGGCAGGGCCCGCCGCTGGCAATACCGGCAAACCCGGCAACGACGGCGGCAAGGGCATATCAGTTGCATCAGCATCATGGCTTGATTTGTTCCCTGAGTTCAAGCCCGCCGTCGCGCGGGGCGCTGAAGGTTATATAAACATAGGCCTAAACTATGCCGCTAGATTCAAATTGAGATTCCCCAAGGTTCCTCTGAGAATTTCATCGTCTCAAGACGGCATCTCTAGTAACGACAAGGTATTCTTTGGAGCATGGACGGGCAAAACTAAAACCAATCCTGAATTTAATGAAGATATTTTGGATCTTGTCAAAATCAAGGGTGCCGGCCACACACAAGATACTGCAGACAGCCAAACATATACTGAGTATATGTGGAAGTTTTCTTTGGACGATGTTAGACAGGCCGCCGGTTCAGGTGTGTGGGTCCATGCCGAAGGCAATAGAACGTTTGGCGGCACCGGCTCGGTGGCTGATCCTAAACCATGGAAAACCCCCAAACTTTTTGCCGAAACGGAAATTACTGGCGCTGCATATAATTCTAGAACAACTGCCGGTTCTTATAAAGACATTTTGGATCAGGACATTGATTCTTTTACAACGTTATTCCATGGCGGTTCTGATGGCTTAGATGTCACAGAGGCCGAACCGTTTAGAAATACGTTATTAAGCGGCAAAACTCAATTAACCAATTATGCTTATAATACAATTAAAGAGTCGATTGACATTGTTAAAGATCCAGAATTTGTTGAATATAACTTGATTTCAGTCCCCGGCCTTACTAACGAAGCTTTAACAAAGCACTTGTTAGATACTGCAGAATCCCGCGCAGACGCACTTGCAGTTATTGATTTGAATGGTGATTTCGCACCGGCTCATGAGGGCAGTTCAGGCAATACATACGGATCTGTTTCTGACGTTGTAACCAACTTAAAGGCTAGAGGCTTGAATAGCAGCTATGGCTGCGCTTATTACCCGTTTGTACAGATTAGAGATACTATTCGCGGCAACATTGTATATGTGCCGCCTTCAGTTGCAGCCATAGGCGCCATGTCTTTCACAGATAGAGTTAAGGCACCGTGGTTTGCTCCTGCTGGTTTTAATCGCGGCGGGTTGTCAAGCGGAATAGCTGGTCTGCCTGTCGTTGGTGTAACTGAAAAGCTTATTTCAAAGAACAGAGATAAGTTGTATGAAGCAAATATTAACCCAATTGCTTCGTTCCCGAACGAAGGCATTGTTATATTTGGTCAAAAAACTCTACAAGTTACGAGATCGGCATTAGACAGAATTAATGTTCGCAGGCTGTTGCTCTTCGTCAAGAAGGGTATTTCTACAATATCATCAGACTTGTTGTTTGAGCCAAACGTGCAAGACACGTGGGATAGATTTACTGCAAGGGCAAATCCATTTTTAGCGGACGTTAAAGCAAGATTTGGATTATCAGATTATAAATTAATTTTGGACGAGACAACAACAACTCCCGACTTGGTTGATAGAAACATAATGTATGCGAAGGTATTCTTAAAGCCGGCCCGGGCCATCGAATTTATTGCAGTTGATTTCATTGTCACAAATACGGGTGCGGCATTTGAGGATTAATAAGGAGAAAAATAATAATGCCTGAATTACCACAGTGGGCATCAATGAAAGTTGAGCCGAAAAGAAAATTTAAATTTATTTTGGTTTTAGGAGATGTTCCAGCTTGGGTTGTTAAAACCGCAGGAAGGCCCACTATTAAAGTTACTGAAACAAAGCATAGTTGGCTAGGATATGAATTTAAATTTCCCGGTAGAGTCACCTATGATAATATTGAAGTAACGTTAGTTGATCCAATTGATCCTGACATGTCAAAGCGCGTATTGGAAATTATTCAAGAAGCTGGCTATATTATTCCTGACAAATGGGGCGACACGTCACCAGAAGATTATAAGCAGACTCTCTCAAAAAGAAGGTTCACAACTGGTAAATTAAGAGGTATTAAGATTCAATCTTTAGATTCTAATGGAAGGATCGTCGAAGAGTGGGTTTTAAGAAACGCATATCTGTCACAATTAGTATTTGATGATTTAGACTATTCGCAGGAAGAACTAGTAAATATCAAATTGACAATTGGTTTTGATTTTGCAGTATTAAACACATTTCCGCGAGAGGAATAATAAATGAGCGCGCTTAGTGAACTAACTCGACGCTTCCGTCAGTTTGGCAAAATCGGCGAAGGCACACTTGGTGTTGAAACGTCTGTGCCTCGCGATCGCATGTTCACAGAGGCGCAACAGGCCTTCAGGTTTTATTTGGTTATTAATGGCATTAATGCTGCTTTTATTGCTGATGTAGAAAGACCATCTTATAGAGTTAGAACACAAGATGTTAGGCTTCTAAATTATAAATTTAATTATCCTATAGAAATAAATTGGAATCCTATACGTCTTACGATAAAAGAGGTTTTTTCACAAGATGTGTTTGCTTCAATCGGCAAGACTGTGATGAATAGGATAGAGGGCTCAGTTATTGACCCTCCGGATAACATTGGTTTTGCTGCCATAGCAGATATGTCAAAAAATAGCTTAGTTTCTGCGCTGGGAGATGTTAAAATAGTATCAATAACTCCAGATGGAGAATCATATGAAGAGTGGACTTTGTTGGGCGCCATGATCACTGATGTAAAATTTAGCCGGCTAACTTATAACAGTGAACAATTAACAGATATATCACTAGAAATAACATATGATTGGGCAAAACTAAAGTTTAATCAGAATTTTCAGAAGTCGGGCCAATCCCAATTATTAGCTAATATGAGAAAATAAAATGAGGTTAGAATGAATGACAATTTTGAGAAGCTTGCGAGAGCACAAGAATTTATGGCCAGCCAGCAAGCACAAGCGACACAAGCACAAACGCAACAGATATACTCAGTGCCAACAGATTTTGTAAAACTTCCATCAAAAGGCAAATTTTATTCAAAGGGCCACCCCCTACACAACAAAGATGAAGTAGAAGTCAAATATATGACAACCAAAGAGGAAGATATACTCTTGTCGCCGGCATATATTGAAAAAGGGGTTGTTTTTGATAAACTTATTGAAAGTGTTTTAATCAATAGATCTATAAATGTAAATTCTTTGTATGTTGGAGATAAAAATGCGATCTTGATCAGCGCAAGAAAAAACGCTTATGGCATGGAATATCCAATACAATCTATGTGTAAAGAGTGTGAACATAAGAATAAAATAGAAGTCAATTTAAATAACTTAAAAAATAAAGAGGTCGATGTTGAAAAAATTAATTTTACAGAATCCGGCGGCTTTATTATTACTCTGCCCACATCAAAAGCAAAAGTTGAACTTAAATTATTAACTGGCAATGATGAAATAGAAATTACAAAAAGAACAGAACAGAAAGCTCGTCATAAATTACCAGCTTCTCCTGTTTTAGATAGATATCAACAAATGTTTGTTTCGGTAAATGGCGACAATGATGTTTTTACCGTTAATAATTTTATTGTCAATATGCCGATTGCTGATTCTCGGTTCTTACGCAAGCAATATTTAAAATATAATCCAGATGTTGATTTTAGTTTTAATTATAGCTGTGAAAAGTGCGGCGTGGAGAACGGAGGTCTGATGCCCATTATGGGCGACTTTTTTTGGCCTGACGACTAAATACATTGATGATGTATACAATTCTTTCTTTCTTTTAAAACAATTTGGTAATTGGAATTTCTTTGAAATATATGCTCTTCCCGTGAAGCTGAGAGATTGGTTTTTAATGAAGCTAATGAAACACCACGAAGACATGAATAAAAAGATGAAGAAAGAGTATTCCAAAAAATAAAATTATTTTATAGTCTAATTATAGTATGGCAGACAAACCAGAAAAAAAATCAAAGGATGCCGCGGCCCTAACAAGCAAAGGCATTATTGGAATGATGGACGCCGCGGTCGGCGCAGCGAAAAAAGGCCGAGTTTTGCTCGATTGGTCAGCGGAATTGGCCGGTAATTTAGAAAGTTTGCGGCCCGGCCTTGATAGTGTTGGTGAAGGCGCCAAGCTCCTTGGCGAGGAGATGTTCAGACTTCAAAGAAAGAACATCGACATAGGCGTTACACTTCAAGAAAGCAAAGAACAATTAATAGCACTACAACAGACTTATAACCACGCGGTAACTCCAGCATTTGACAAGAATCGGGAAGCCATTGCCGACAGAATGCTTGCGCTTAAAAAGCTGCAAATTGCAGAAAGCGATATTATGGGCTACTATAATTTAAGCACCACTGCACTTGGAAAAAACCAACAACAGATTATAAGAAGCCAAAGAGTTATGAATAACTTTTCGGCTCAAACTTTGCAGCCTCAAAAATTAGTATGGGCAGATTATAATAAAGGCATCGGTGAGTTCATGGACTTGTTAGATAGTGACGAAATGGATCGCCAATTTATGATTTTCCAAGTCAGAGCCCGTCGAATGGGAATGAGCGTCAGTGAGTTGACTGGAGTTATGAAGAAGTTTGATGTTATGGACTCGGCGCAAGAACAGGGCGCCAAGCTTAATGCTGTGTTTTCAGCCCTCGGCGGTAATTTTGACGGCGTGAAAATGTCAATGATGGATTGGCCCGAGAAGCTTGAATATATGTCTGGAAAATTAAAATCAATTGCTCCAACGATCAGGGCAATGGGCCCCCGCGCCGGCCGCGTGCTGATGCAACAAATAGCTACGACTATGGGTGTTCCTGTTATGACGGTCCGCAAACTTATGGCCGGCCGCCTAGGCCCCAAAGATTTAGTAAAGGGCGAAGCTGGTTTGATGGCCGGCCGGCTCCCGGCAGCTATGGGCGCGTCTGAAGAAAGAAGGCGAATGCAACTTCAGGCCATGTCCGGTGTTAAAAGCCCAACTGCTCGCGCTTGGCGAACAGCCCAGGAGGGGGCTCTTGGTGCTGCCGTCGGCACCGGCGCGCGGATGATTGGTGGCACCGGCACCGGCGCCGCCGTCGCAACCGGCGGCCGAATTGGCGTCGGCTTTCAGATGGCAGCGCAACAGCTTGTAAATCTTTTTGAAGCTAAAATAGAAACCGATTCTGTAAAGTTGGCAGATGCCTTGGCTACGGCTATATCGACTTCGAAATTGGATACGCACCTCGGCGCATTGGCTGGAAGAGTAAAGACGATATTAGATCTTTATCAGGACGGGATAGTAAAGATACACGAAGAGCTTAATAAACGAGGCCTATAATAGGAGAGTAAATAAATGAGTGGTTTTTTATCAGGACTTGGACAGCATCTTGACGCAGCGTTGGACACTGATCCTACATTGGGTACGTGTTCACCAACAGAAGCTCATATAAGAAATAGGGTACCATTTTCAAACCTTCGTTTTAAGTTTCCAACTATTAATAAAAAGATGAAAATCAATTGGCCGGCCTATTTAACAAAATATAGCGAAACTTTTTCACCAGAATATGGAGAACATGATGCGTTTGGCCGCTCTGATAAAATTCCGATATACAAGGGTACAACAAGAAAGATTTCATTAGGATTTACAATTCCAAATTATGACAGCACAGATGCAAACGAAAACATGAAAAAACTTAATTCATTTTTGAAAGCGTTATACCCGAGCTACAAAGAGCTTGATTCGGGAGCGCGCATTATAACTAGTTCTCCTCTGACGAGGATAAAATTTGCAAATTTAATTCGTGATTTCAGGGTCGACGGCAGAGGACTTTTGGGTTATATTACGGGCTTAAGTGTTAATTTTAATTTAGATAAATATGGAAATTTTATGGACAGCGGCTTGCTTGGCGAAGGCGCTATATATCCACGTATATTTGATATGAGTTTTGAATTCACCGTCCTGCACGAAGACACAGTTGGGTGGAACTCTGCAAAACCGGGTAAATTTGGGTTTGCCGGCGGCAAAGGAAGAGATTATCCTTATGCAACTAAATTATCCATAGATGACGTTATGAGTCTCGCTACCGGTGGTGCCGATGGCAATTCCCTAGACTTAGAAGATATTTTGGGGCGGTAATATGGCTATTTCACGTTATAAAAAAACTGGCCTTGTAGAAAATAGCGACCCTCGCTATAGCCAAGAATATAAAAGTCGTTTTAAAAACTTAAAACACCTACCGCACCTAGAAACGACCATATTAAGATATCCTACATTTGATGAAATGCGGCGCTTTGAAATTATTAATAGAAGTTGGACTGTCGGTGACAGATTTTACAAATTAGCGTCGGAATACTATGGAGATCCTAACTATTGGTGGGTGATTGCTTGGTTTAATAAAAAGCCAACAGAGCACCACGTGAAATTAGGAGATATTATTAAAATACCTCAACCACTTTCATCTGTTTTAAGTTCTTTTGAGGCCTAGGCATAAATATGACAGAACATTTCCTTCCAGCAAATTTAAATTCACAAGCATGGCTAAATAGCATGCTTTTGGCTCAACTTTATAATAATCAGGCTTTAAAAGAGTTTATATATGATAAAAATTATGCTGCTAATGTGGTAGCTACGGACGGTAAAATTCTTTCTATGCATCCGGGCTTTAGAAATCACTTGGTTGGCATGATCCAAAAAACTCCCAACAAAACCTCAGTGCCAAAAAATGGAAAAATAACAGAAGCTCAAATTAGAGAATCAAAAAAACGAAAATTGGCACATATACATTTTTTAAAAAATTTGACGCCGGCTCAAATTGGAGCTATGACGCCATATATACGCCTTTATTTAAGATACAAGAAGAAGGGCGACGATTGGAAAGATTCCTCTGAACGTGATATTATTTTCAAAAATTATACTGATACTGAAAATCCAATATATAGAACAAAAGAGGATATCCTTTTTCCAGATTTTCAACGTGGCAGTGATGCTGCTATAGTGTCGCTTCAAGTTGTTCGTGATTACCCTAGAATGGGCTTAACAAATTCTTTTCGCGCGAACCTGAAATTTCTTTTTAGGAGTTTTACAGTCTTTGCTAAGGGCCACCCAAAAACTGTAAATTTAGATGTTGGCGAAGATGATTCAACAAAGGATTATATTAAGCTAATCGTTCCTGATTTGAGGAATGACGAGAAGCCAATTCAATATAAATT